CTTGGCGACAATATCTAGCGACGCTCGATTCGGTGTCTTATCTAAATCAGGTGCAGATGCTAAAAAAATGTTCACAGATAAAATTGTACCGATCTCGGTTAATTACCCGTTTTTCTTCAAACCGATTCAAGATGGTATGGACAGACCCAAAACCGAACTTGCCTACAGGGTTCCAGCTTCCAGATTCACTAGAAAAAAACTGGAAACAAATGAGCAGTTGGAAGAAATCATTGGCTTGGACACCACAATCGATTGGAAAAATACTGGTGATAATTCCTATGACGGAGAAAAACTCGCATTACTTGTCCATGATGAAGCGGGAAAATGGGAAAAACCTGAAAATATTCTCAATAACTGGCGAGTTACCAAGACGACGTTACGATTAGGATCAAGAATTATAGGTAAATGTATGATGGGGTCAACGAGCAATGCTCTTGACAAAGGTGGTAGAAATTATAAAAAGATATATTATGACTCAGATGTCACAAAAAGAAACCGCAATGGACAGACTAGCTCAGGATTATATTCTTTGTTCATACCTATGGAATGGAATTACGAAGGATACATTGATACTTATGGATACCCTGTCTTTGATACTCCAAAACAAGCAGTTGAAGGAATCGATGGACAAAAGATACAAATCGGTGTCATTGAGCATTGGGAGAATGAAGTAGATGGTCTTAAGGATGACCCAGACGCACTTAATGAATTATATAGACAGTTTCCACGTACTGAAAAACATGCGTTCAGAGATGAAACAAAACAGTCTATATTTAATTTAACAAAAATTTATCAACAAATTGATTATAATGAAGATTTAAAATACTCTGGAGTATTAACACAGGGTAATTTTCAATGGGAAAGTGGGATTAAAGATACAAGTGTACAATTTATTCCTAATAAAAATGGTAGATTTTTTGTTACTTGGGTTCCAGACAAACATCAACAAAACCGTTATATTGTTAAAAACGGTAGTAAATATCCAGCTAATGAGCATATGGGCGCTTTTGGTTGTGATAGTTATGATATATCTGGAACAGTAGACGGTAGAGGATCTAAAGGTGCTTTACATGGTTTAACTAAATTTACAATGGACGGTCCACCTAACTTATTCTTTTTAGAGTATATAGCTAGACCACAAACTGCAGAAATGTTTTTTGAAGATGTTTTAATGGCATTATATTTTTATGGTATGCCTTTACTTGCAGAAAATAATAAACCAAGATTATTATATTATTTAAAAAGAAGAGGTTATAGAGGTTATTCTATGAATCGTCCAGATAAAACAACATATAAATTATCTGTAGCTGAAAGAGAAATAGGTGGTATACCTAACTCAAGCGAAGATGTAAAACAAGCACATGCTGCTGCTATTGAATCTTATATTGAAAATTTTGTAGGTTACAATAATGAACAATATGGTTCTATGTATTTTCAAAGAACACTTGAAGATTGGGCTGCGTTTGATATAAATAGTAGAACTAAACATGATGCTTCAATAAGCTCTGGTTTAGCTATTATGGCTTGCAATAAAAATAAATATAGACCAGTTGCTGAAATTGAAAAACAAAAAGTAAATTTAAATTTTTCAAAATACGACAATAAAGGTTTTAAATCCAAAATAATTATAAATGATTAACACAAGTACTAATAGTTCATTTCCAAGTCAGGTGGTACCTTTTGCGGAAAAGCTAAGCTGGGAATATGGTTTGAAAGTCGGTCAAGCTATTGAATATGAATGGTTTAGAGGAGGTAGAATTAACAGTGGTAAATGGTATACTGGTTATCAAAACTTTAATAGATTAAGATTATATGCTCGTGGTGAACAATCTGTTCAAAAATATAAAGACGAATTATCTATAAATGGTGATTTATCTTATTTAAATTTAGACTGGAAACCAGTACCTATTATACCTAAATTTGTAGATATAGTAGTCAATGGTATATCATCTAAAACTTATGATATAAAGGCTTTTGCTCAAGATCCGTTTTCAACAAAACAAAGAACTAATTATGCAAACTCAATCATGAGAGATATGATGAGTAAACCATTATTAGATAGTATAAAGCAAAGTTTAGGTATTGATATATATAGCACACTAGATCCAGCTAATTTACCTGAAAATAAAGAAGAGTTAGAGGTTCATATGCAGTTAAATTATAAACAATCTATAGAAATAGCTGAAGAAGAAGTTATTAATAATGTTTTAGATTTTAATAAATATGAATTAACAAAGAAAAGATTAGTTGAAGATATAGTTACAATAGGTATTGGAGCTGTAAAAACTAATTTTAATAAATCTGAAGGAATAGTTATAGATTATGTAGATCCTTCTAATATGGTTTGGTCGTATACTAACGATCCAAATTTTCAAGATATTTATTATGTAGGTGAAATTAAACTATTAACTATACCTGAACTTAAAAAACAGTTTCCAGATTTAACAGAAGAAGATTTAAAAATGATACAAAAATATCCTGGTAAAGAAGGATATTTAAGAGGACCATATAATGATGATTTAATACAAGTATTGTATTTTGAATATAAAACATACATGGATCAAGTTTTTAAATTAAAACAAACTGATCAAGGACTAGAAAAAGTATTAGAAAAACCTGACTTTTTTAATCCACCGCCAAGTGATAATTTTGATAGAGTATCAAGAACTATTGAAGTTTTATTTAGTGGTGTTAAAGTTTTAGGTGTACCACAAATGTTAAAATGGGAAATGTCACAAAATATGACAAGACCTAAAAGTGATTTAACAAAAGTTAACATGAATTACAACATTGTGGCACCACATATGTATCAAGGACGTATTGATTCACTTGTTAATCGTATTACAGGTTTTGCTGATATGATACAAATAACATCATTAAAATTACAACAAGTAATTGCTAGAATGGTACCAGATGGTGTATTTGTAGATGTAGATGGCTTAGCAGAAGTTGATTTAGGTAATGGCACTAACTATAATCCACAAGAAGCATTAAATATGTATTTTCAAACTGGTAGTATAGTTGGTAGATCTTTAACACAGGATGGTGATCCTAATAGAGGTAAAGTACCTATTCAAGAATTACAAACATCAGCTGCTAATGGTAAAATAGCTTCATTAATTAATACTTATCAGTATTATCTACAAATGATTAGAGATGTAACCGGTTTAAATGAAGCAAGAGATGGTAGTTTACCAGATAAAAATGCTTTAGTTGGTTTACAAAAACTAGCTGCTAACGCTTCTAATGTTGCAACAAAACATATACTAAACTCTTGTTTATACTTAACATTAAAAACTTGTGAAAATATTTCACTAAGAGTTTCAGATATGTTAGATTTTCAATTAACTAATGATGCTTTAAAAGCTAGTATTGGTAAATTTAATGTTGCTACTCTTGAAGAAATAGATGAATTACATTTATATGATTTTGGTGTTTATTTAGAATTAGAACCAGAAGAAGAAGAAAAAGCTATGCTTGAACAAAATATTCAAATGGCTTTACAACAAAATCAAATATATCTTGAAGACGCTATAGATATTAGAGAAATTAAAAATTTACAATTAGCTAATCAAGTTTTAAAATATAAAAGAGTTAAAAATCAAAAGCAAGCTCAAGAAGCTCAAATGGCTAACATTCAAGCTCAAACTGAATCAAACACGCAATCTGCTGAAAATGCTGCTATGGCTGAAGTTCAAAAGAAAGAAGCTATAGCTGAAACAGAATTAAAGTTAGAAAAAGCTAAATCAGATTTTCATATACAAAGAATGCAAGCTGAAGCTGAAATTAAACAACAACAAATGGCTCAACAGTTTGAATATGACATGAAACTTAAGCAAGCTGAAGTTCAATCTCAAAAAACTAAAGAAAAAGAAATTGAAGATCGTAAAGATCAAAGAACAAGAATACAAGCAACTCAACAATCTCAAATGATAAATCAACGACAAAATGATTTATTACCTACAGATTTTGAAAGTGAAGGTAATTTAGAATTAGATCAATTACTTTAATTTATTAATTATTATTATATTATATTATGTCAGAAACAAAAGAAAAAGCTGGAAAGCTTAAGGTTAAAAGACCTAAAAAACTAGTAAAAACAGATGAACCTATAAAAGTAGATTTATCTCAACCAGTTGAAAAAACTGAAGAAAAAATAGAACAACAAGATGCCATTCAAGTCGGAGAAACAAAAGAAGTACCTGATGATAAATCATCCGGAGATATACAAAAGGTGGAAGTTAAAGGAGGAGAATCCGATGAAGAGTCCCTATCCGTTGTTGAATCTAAAGAAGAAGAAACACCAGTAATAGAAGAAATAACTGAAACGCCTGAAAAAGAAGACGAAGAAGATGTTATTGAGATTGGTGAACAAATGGTACAAGGATCAGAACAGCCAACAGCTGTTATATCTAATGAAGTACCTAAAAAAGACGTACCACAATTACCTGAAAATATATTAAAGGTAGTAGAGTTTATGAATGAAACAGGTGGTACATTAGATGATTATGTAAGATTAAATCATGATTATTCTAACGTGGATAATGATACTTTATTAAAAGAGTATTATAAGCAAACAAAATCACATTTAGACCAAGATGAAATTAACTTTTTAATTGAAGATAATTTTTCTTGGGACGAAGATGTAGATGAACCGCGAGATGTGCGTAAAGCAAAGCTCGCATATAAAGAAGAGGTTGCAAAAGCCAAAAAGCATTTAGAAGGCTTGAAAGACAAGTATTACCAGGAAATTAAGTTAAGACCTGGTGTCACTCAAGAACAACAAAAAGCTATGGATTTTTTCAATCGCTACAATGAAGAGCAACAAGTAGCTGAACAACAACATGAAACGTTCAAGTCTAACACTAAAAATTATTTTGGTCCCGAGTTCAAAGGTTTTGATTTTTCGGTAGGAGAAAAAAAGTTTAGATATGGAATTAAAAACGTTAATGATGTTGCAGAAAGTCAGTCAAACATTTCTAACACCATTAAGAAGTTCTTAGATAACGAAGGAAATGTAGTAGACGTTAAAGGCTATCATAAGGCTATGTATGCTGCTAATAACGCTGATACTATAGCACAACATTTTTATGAGCAAGGTAAAGCTGATGCAATTAAAGATTTGAGTGCTAAGTCTAAAAACATAAACACAGAACCAAGATCAACTGATCCAGGTGATGTATTTGTTGGTGGATTAAAAGTTAGAGCTATTAGTGGTATGGATTCTTCAAAATTAAAAATCAAAACACGTAAATTTAACTAAAAATTTTTAAATTATTATGGGATCAATTAATCCAGTTTTCGGGTCGATCGTACCTTCCCCTAAACAACAAGCGTTGCAAAACAACTATTTAGCTTTCAATGGTGGAGCTAATGACTTTGCACAACAATATCTTCCTGAGATTTATGAGCAGGAAGTTGAAAGATACGGAAACAGAACGTTATCCGGATTTTTAAGAATGGTAGGAGCTGAAATGCCTATGACATCTGATCAAGTTATTTGGTCTGAGCAAAATAGACTACACATCTCTTACACTGGTGTTACTGGACCTGGTGCAGGTTTAGCAGTATTTAATGTACCTACAAACGGTACTACTATCCAAAACGCAATTGCACCTAATGATACAATCGTTGTAATGAACCCTACTACAGGTGTTACATTAAAAGGTATCGTTGGAGCTACTGCTGCTGGTGCAGGTACAACAACTAACGTAACTGCGTATCCATTTACTGCTGCAAACTGGGACGGATTATTTACAGGTGGTGGCGCTGCTTCTAACCTTAAAATATTTGTTTACGGTTCATTATTTGCAAAAGGAACTAACAGTGGATCATTCTCTATTGAGCCTCAATTTACTCAATATTCTAATCAGCCGATTATCATCAAAGATAGATATGCTATCAATGGTTCTGATATGGCTCAGATTGGTTGGGTAGAAGTTGCTACAGAAGATGGTACATCAGGATATTTATGGTATTTAAAATCTGAGTCTGAAACAAGACTAAGATTTGATGATTACTTAGAAATGGCAATGGTAGAAGGTGAATTAGCTTCTGGTGCTGGTGGTGTGAGCTTTGCTGCTCAAGCTGCTAACGTACCTGGTTTCTCAGCTACTATTAATGCTCATGGTTCTCAAGGTTTATTTGCTGCAATTACTGCAAGAGGTAACGTATTTAGCGGATTCGCTGGTGCAACTGGTATCTCTGACTTTGATTCAGTACTTAAAAATCTTGATACACAAGGTGCTATTGAAGAAAACATGTTATTCTTAAATAGAGATATGGATTTAGAATTTGATGATATGCTAGCGCAAATTTCTGCTGGAGGACAAGGTGGAGTTGCTTATGGTTTATTTGAAAACTCTGAAGATATGGCACTTAACTTAGGTTTCTCTGGATTTAGAAGAGGTTCTTATGACTTCTATAAAACTTCATGGAAATACTTAAACGATGCTTCTACAAGAGGTGCTGTTGCTGTTAATAACATCGATGGTGTCTTAATACCTGCTGGAACTTCAACTGTTTACGACCAAATTCTTGGCACAAACATTAGAAGACCTTTCTTGCACGTAAGATATAGAGCTTCTCAAGCTGACGACAGAAGATATAAAAACTGGGTTACTGGTACTGCTGGTGGCGCTTTCACTTCTGAAGTTGATGAAATGGTTGTTAACTTCTTATCTGAAAGATGTTTAGTAACTCAAGCTGCGAATAATTTCGTATTATTCCAAAACTAAGATTATTCTTATTAAAAGAGTTAGGCGCTTCGGCGCCTAGCACTTTTATTTTTTATTAAATTATATTATATCATGGCAAAACAAAAAACACAGGTAAAACCTGAAACAAATACTTGGGAAGTAAAAGATAGAACTTATTTTTTACTACACGACGAATCACCTTTAACATACAGATTAGCTTCAAGACATTCGACAAGACATCCATTATTATGGTTTGACGAAGCAAAAAGTATGCAAAGAGAATTAAGATATGCAACAAACCAACCGTCACCATTTGTTGATGAACAAAAAGGCGAAGTAACAATGGGGCATATTGTTTTTGAAGATGGTGTTTTAAACGTACCTAAAGAAAAACAAAACTTACAAAAACTTTTATCACTTTATCACCCAAGAAAAGGAACTACATATGGAGAGTTTCAACCTCAAGTAGTAGCAGAAGATGAAGTTGATGAAATACATGCAGAAATAGAAGCACTTAACTTTGCAAGAGACATTGATATTGATCATGCTGAAGCGATATTAAGAGTTGAAAAAGGATCTTCTGTTTCTAGCATGAGCTCTAAAGAAATAAAAAGAGATTTATTATTAATGGCTAAGAAAAATCCTCATGCTTTTATGGCAATAGCTAATGATGAAAATGTAGGATTAAGAAATATAGGTATTAAAGCTGTTGAATTAGGTATTATTAAATTATCTCAAGATCAAAGAACTTTTAACTGGGGATCAAATGATAGAAAATTATTTACAGTTCCATTTGATGAAAACCCATATTCAGCTTTAGCTGCTTGGTTTAAAACTGATGAAGGTGTAGAAGTTTATAAAACAGTAGAGAAAAAGTTACAATAATATGTGACTATAATATAGTGAAAGGGTCACTATGTGGCCCTTAACACTATTAACATAAAATATTCAAATGGCAATAAACGTAAATAATGTATATCAAACCGTTTTATTAATATTAAATAAAGAACAAAGAGGTTATATGACACCTTTGGAATTTAATAAAATAGGTGCACAATCTCAATTAGAAATATTTGGAACGTACTTTGAGAGTTTAAATCAGCAATTACGTGTTCCACAGCCAAGCGCAGACTATTCAGATAGAGTTGTTAATCTTGATGAAAAATTAGCTATATTCAAAGAATATGGTAACGCTACTTATTCTGATCCAGTCTTTAAATTACCTTCACAACCTTCAGGATCTTCTTCCGCAACACAACAATTTACAGCAGTAAACCCTGGTTTAACATATACACTAACCGGAGATGCTTTAGCTTTATCAAACGCAGGTGCTATATCAAATGTGTTTGTTAATAATATAGAATTAGCATCAACTGCATATAGCGTAAGTGGAGCAACACTTACACTAAACACTCAACCAACAGCTGGTCAAATAATAGTTGTAAACTTATATCAAAAAGAATTTTATAGATT